TCTATTCTTAATTCAGTCTCGTTCCTTGCACCTCCAAAATACATTAGAGGTTTCGTATAAAATTTTAAATACTCCCAAGCTATAGATTTTCCTTGTCTATAGGTAGGAGCTATGAAAGCCAGCAGAGCTCTGGGTTTTGCTGCTGCGGTTTTAATTAATTCGTTAATGGATAATACTGATTTTCCGAATCGTCTATGACAGACTAATACATTAAATCGTTTTTTATTATCGTGAACTTCTAATTGATAAGGTCGTGGCTTATAAGGGATAATTAAAGTTTTAGTCTTTTTGCCATTCGACTTTGATCGCAATTGGTTCATCGGTTCCTATTCGTGAAGTTGAAGAAGCTAGTCTTGGATGTATATAAGGTGCAGCCTTTTCTGCTGCATATAATTTCTTATCTGGTGAAGACATAGGATTATTTAACACAGATAACATATAATCTAAAGGAGATAAATTATACTTTGCAGCTAATTCTATCATTCCTTTCCAAGGCTTCTTGCTCTTAGAACCAAGAGGTCTTCCTGCTCCTTCACGTTTACCTCCGTGAGCAGGATTTGAAACCTCATTTTCGTATGTTTTCTGTTCTTCTTCACTCATTATAGCATCCATTTTCCATTTTGCTTTAAACGCTGACCTGCTAATGGAGATTCATAGAATTTTCTTTTTCTTAAGTGTTTTGATCTTTTAACTCCTCCTGCTAACGTAGCAGCCAAAGTAATATATGGATGTCTAAATGCAGTTTTAGCTAAACTATAAACAGCTTTTCCTGGTGTAAAGACTATTCCCTTCGTGGGTTTAGCCCAAGAACTAAGCTCTTTCATAAATTTAGATTGTACCTTTTTAGCCATATTAGTATCTTACTTTCTTCTTTTTCTTTTTGTTTTTTTTAGGTGGTCTACCTCTTTTAGACCCATATGTTCCTTTTCCTTTAGGCATTTCGTTTCCTCCAATATTTTAAGTGTCTTTTATGCTCTGATTCATTTATAAAACCTTCTTTTCTAGCAGCTTTATATCGTGGATCTGATGGTTTTAAAACAGAAGCATGTAGTGCAGCCTTGCCTCCATAATATAAACCAGCAGCACCCAAGCCATATAAACCAGCTTTCTTAACACCTTTAGGTATTTTAGACCCTAACTCAGATACAGATTCTTTAAACCCTGTACTCCAATGTTTAGGTTTTGATTTTTTAAATGGATTCCACATTATTTTTTCTTATTCTTTTTTTTCTTCTTATTTTTCTTCTTGTTTTTTTTCTTTTTTTTCTTTTTAGCCATATTTTTTCTTTCTGTTTTTACCGACATAGTAACCACTAGCACCAGCTCCAATACCAATTGCAGCTTTGCTTGTTAGTTTTTTGGCTACATCACGCCCTGTAAAACTTTTTGCTCCCATTTCATGAATTGCTCTTGATGCTTTCGCATAAGTTTCAGATTGATGAAATTTAGAGAACGTATCTTTTGCAACTGATTTAGCTTTGCCTGGAGCTTCTTTAGTTGCTGACCATGCTTTCGGTCCAACCTTTTTTCCCCATGCCTTTACGCCTGAAAAAGCTGCCTTTCCCCATTGTATCATTGTAATAATCCTTGTCTAGCAGCATCTCTTGCATTTGGCATAGGCATATTACCTCCAGGTCTTTGACCCATTCGTGCCATTTGAGGATTCATAGCTTGCTGCTGTGCTAATAAACCCTGTTGTTGTTGTCGTGCCATTTCTGGCATGATTTTAGCTCTAATAATTAAAGCTAATTGCTCACCTTCTTCAGGTGTCAATCTTATAATTTTGTCTGCTAATTTTTCTAAACCTCTGCTTGCCATAGTTAACTTTTCATTTGGTAGGCTCCGTAACCTCCGATAAGCCCACCTTTAATTAATTTGTTTCTAATTTTTTTACCTTTAGTTGCTACTTTGTAATGTGTTTGTCCTTTACTAAATTTTAACAAACTAGGATGGAATCTTTTTGTTTCTCCAAATGTAGGTCTGTTTAAAAGGTATTTAAATTGTTTTCCTTGTGGAGATATAATTTTTTTATAAAATCCTGCATGACGTACTGCTTCTTTACCCATAGTTTTAAAAGGTTCTCCTGTCGTTAGAGTACGCCTAATCTGTCCTTTGCCTCGAATGTAGCTTCTTTTAGCTTGTCTTTTAATTGTTGCTTTAGTTCCTGGAAAAGAAAAATATCCTCTTTTAGCTTTTCTTTTTAATGCTGCTACTTTAAATTTTGCTAAACGAAGTCCTGCTGATAATGCCATTATACTATTGTTAGTTTTGGTTTCTTTTTACCTGTTATACCTTGTTTGTTCATGTTAGCAATTTCTTTAGCTCCAGGATAGTCCTTAGCTTTACCCTTCCATACACTTTTGATCTTAGGTGGATGTTTATACATTGTATAAGGTGGGTTTTTTAGAACAGGTTTGCTTTTTTTACCTGCTAACTGAAGAATGTATTTAATTGTGTGAAATCCGTATACCATTATCCTGCCATGTATTTCTTAGGTTGTTGTTTTTTACCAGAGGATTGTCCTGCTTTATACAGTCCATAGCCAATACCTATTTTAATTGCTAGTCCTGCTGCTGTACCATAAATCGCAGCTTTCCCCAAGCCAGTCTTGTGAAACTTTTTAAACTGTTCCCAAGCTCCTAGCTCTTTTGCTTCTTTAGGTATTGCGATTTTTTTAACCATGCCCTTGTCCTCTGTATCGTTTGTATGAACGCTTCTCGTCTTTGTTCATGCGTTTCTTGTGTCTGAAGAGTTTCTTCTTGCTTTTCTTGACGTAGTTGTTAACTCCCCACTTTGGCTTAGCCATTAGTCGTCATCTAGGAAATCCCAGATCGCAGCTCCGCCTACCCCTGCTCCGTACTTACCTTTGTGCTTTCTTAGGTGTTTATAACTAGAGCTATAAGCCTTTAGAGCTTTAGTTCTACCTTTTTGCCCTATGCCTAGTTTACCTAAACCCGTCTTATCTGATCCAAAAGCCCATTTAGCCCATGGTCTATATTCATAATGCGGTTTAAAGCCCATACCAGTCTTTCCTGTAACAGAGTAAAAGAGTTTTCTACGAGCATCTGCTAAATTTGTAGGTTTACCTTTACCTGCGTGGAAAGCATATTGATGTGCTTTTCCGAAGCTAGTTTTTACTGGCGAAAGTTGTTTAGTACCTCGCATAGCCCATGCTAATATTTGCCGAGCTATTAATGCTGGTCCTGCCATTATTGCCTCCTGTAGTTGTATTGTTGTTAATGTGTGCTGATGCTGTACAAACCCCCCCTTTATAAGAGATTCAAAACATCAGCGAAATCGATGGGGTGAATTTAAAACCCGTCTTAAATTATCACATCGAAATATAAATCTTAGTTTAAACGAAATGATTTTATTTTTATCTTTGATAAATTGATTCTAGTTCAGCGTTAAGTCGTTGATATTACACGCTGACTTGATTGCTGATGTTACAAAGCTCTCTATAAAGTAGCACAAATCACTATGAATTATGATAACAGCATCATCACCACAGGTGATGTTGTTATCACTAGAAAGGATATAGGTATGTAATATGGACTATAGAGTGAAGACTAAACCAGCTCAGTTGTCTTTATTTAAGTTTGATGAGATCCCGCAAAAAGATCTTATTAAGCCTGTAAATACAGCGAAGATACATCCAAGTGATAGGTATTACTTGAAGAAGATGTCATCTAAGCTAATTAATAAATATACTAAAACTTAAACATTTCCTTAGTCGTAAATGTTTAATTTTTTAATTGAAAGGATGGTGAATCTCGTATGGTAGCAAAGACTGAAAGCGTATTCGAATCTAAGACTGCGAAGGAACGTAGCGACTATGTCAAAGACAATCAAGACAAGGTTACTATGTTAAGTCCAGTTAACTTTCACATGTTATTCCAAATCTATAAGGCAGCATGTAAAAGTGATCCTAGATACAACGAAATGGTTAAACGTTATTCTTTTAAGAAGAAAAAGAAATAGTTTCGTATAACTAATTAGTTATGAATCAAGGCGATGAAAGTCGCCTTGGTTCTGTTTTTTTTTAATCTGTTCAATTAGCTAAGAAAGGAGAGAGTGTATGTTAATGACTATAGTACTAAGCTTATTAGCTGTATGGTTAACAATTCTTATATTATGTCAACTTGTAGGTGTATATTGTGGATATAAGTTCTTTAGAATGTTAGCTGAAGATAAAGATAAGTAAATGCTTAATGAATGTTGCGTTGCGTGCCTGTCAAACTTGTCAGGCACTAACGCTGATAGTAATTATAATGAAGAGAGAGGAGTGTAATATGAGAATATGGATATTAATACAATTATTAACAGGATTTACAATAACATTCCTAGGTGCAGTAATGATGTTTCATTCAGAGCACTGGGATATAGGATTAATATGTATTGTAATAGGATGCTACGCAGCTTTAAGATCAACTAATAGACAGAAAGGATAGAGAGTATGACTAAAGATGATCAAATTCTAAGATTATGTATGGGATTAAATAAAAAAAGTAAGAAAAAACTAGTAAAACTAATACTGAAGTTTTTAAAGGAGGATAAATGAGAATACTAATATTAATACAATTACTAGCAGGATTCGTACTAGCTATGCTAGGTGTGATCCTGATGATACACTTTGATGTGTTTACAGGAGTGCTACTAACATTTGTTGGTGCATTCTTCATGATCAGAGCAACTAATAGGGTGACCTATGTCTGATCCTACAATAATACAACTTGCAATAGATTCATTCTGGAGTACAATACA